GTCAGCTCCCGTACTCGACCGACGCGCAGGAAGTGCAGGGCAATGTGGGCATCTCGCGGTTCTATGTGACCCGCCAGTTTGACAACCTTGCCATCGTGGGTACGCAGTCCAAGCAGGCCGCTTTCGTGTCGCTCCGCGAGAAGATTACTCGCGCCTTCGCGCAGGCCCTCCAGTTGGGCATGGAAGAAGCATTGCAGGGCAACGGCACAGGCGTTCGTGCGGTCATTGCGACTGCTGCGACCACCGTCAGCATTGTGGTCAATGCCCCCTACGGCATCTCGGGCGCAGGCCCAGGCGGCTTGTGGGTGCAGCCCAATATGTACGTTGCGGTCTATGATGCAACGGGCGTGACCAACCGTGGCACCGCCAAGATTTCGGCGGTCTCCAACGTGTTGACCACGGCGACGGGTGTTGCGACCGTGACGCTGGCGACGGGTATTGCCAGCATGGCAGCCACCGACATCCTCGTCCAGGCGAACTTGTCGGGCGATGCGCTCAACGCCTATTGCAACGGCTTGGTGAACATCACCAACCGTGGCTCGGCGTACACCACGCTGCACGCTATCAGCGCGGCGACCTATAGCCGGTGGGATGCGCTCAAGTTTACCGCTGGCACGCAGGTGGGCACCACGCCGCAGGAAATGGACATCTGGTCGCTGGCGACCCTGTTGTTCACGCGCTCCGGCTTCAATGCCACGCTCAACCCGAAGGAGTACATGATTGTCACCACCTTCGGCGTCGGCAAGCAGCTGATTCAGAGCGTCCTCGGCCAGCGCACGATGCCGACCACACCGGGCGGCAAGATTGGTCTGCCGGGTGGCTATGAGGTCGATACCATCCTTGGCATCCCGATTGTTATGGATCCGTATTGCCCGCTGGGCACCGTGTACCTGCTGCACTTGCCGTCGCTTCAGTGGGTGGACGCGATGGATTGGTCGCCGGTGCAGTACGAGAACTCGGGTGCGGTCCGCTTTGTGGATGGCGCGGACGCTTTCAACACCTCGTACAAGCAGTATTTCAACGTGATGACCCGTCAGCGCAATGCACTGGCGTCCATCACGGGCTACACGGACACGCAGGGCTTCAACTGGGTTGTCTAGTGATTGATGGAAGGGGGGTTAGACTTCTCTAGCCCTCTTTCCTCCAATCCCCATCATATCTATGGAGACTTAGACAATGCCCAATGGACTTGCCCCATGGCCGTATAACTTTGAGCCAGTACCGCCGAACACGCAGCAGACGAACTTCCAGACGTTGCACGCCTCGTTGGGTGGCACGGGACAGACGTTTACCGGCACGGCCACGACCGCCGTGTATGTGTCGATCCCGCGCAGCCGCACGTTTTATGTGATGGCGGCGAACATTCAGGGTGGCACCGCAGCGGTGGGTTCGGGTGCGATTACCGCGCAGTTGATCCGCTACAACAGCGTGACGGCCGCCGATGTGGCGCTGACCGGTGCGTATGACCTCACCACCGCGATTGCGGCGGCAGGCAGTAATGTCAACATCCCGATTACCGCGACGGACAGCAATGCCGTGTGTATCCCAGGCGATACCTTGCGCTGGGCGCTGGTGGCGGCGGGTACGATTACCACCCAGCCACGCACAGTGGTGTCGGTCGAAGCGTCGGTGATGTCGTAAGATGGCGAACGCCTCGTTGCTGGTTTCGCTACGGGGCGACCCCGTGCCACCACAGTCCGTGGTGGCGCGGCTTCGCGCCCTGACGGGGGACAAGGTCAAGATTGAATGGGTGGCGGGTGCCCATGTCCCGTACTGGGGCTATAAGAAGCGGTGGGATGACGGCGACCCCCGCTGGCAGAACGTGCGGACGGGACAGATGTCCGCCGACAGTGCGTATGATTTGGAAATGATGTTCCCGCAGGATTGTTCCGTGCAAGACCTTGCCGCCTATGTCGAATCGCGGTATTCGGACACTCGCCATCGGTCGTCATCCCCCAGTCAGGATGCGGAGAAGATGGTTGAGGATGCCAAGCGTCGCATGGATCAAGCGCGGGAATCGCAGGTCATGACCGCCACCACGAATAGCCTCGAACGCCACGAACGGGAAAGCCGTCATGCGTTGCGGGTACGGGCGGGGGCGGAACGCGCTCATCCGATGGTCAAGGGAGGGTTTGGACCGTGAGTATGACGCGAGCGCAGTTGACGTCTATGGCGCGAGAGGTGGCTGATGCGGTCGGCTCCCCGCGCTGGTCAGATAGCACCATCCAATCGTGGCTGGGCTTGGCACAATGGCAAGAGTTGGGCAACCTGCTCAACGCCAACCGCCAATACTACATGAACGTGGTGCAGCCGTACATGGATACCGATGGTCGCTTTGCAATGTCCGAGTTGACCACGGGAACCGGCGACAGCACCAAGAACTTCTATCGCGTGTTGACGATGAGCCAGCCCAACAACTCGGCGGCGACGGCGCAGGTCTATTACCGGAAAGTCAACTACGAAGAATATCCGAACCCGCAGCCCTCAACGTCCCTGCCGTATGTGTGGTACGACTACGGGGATGAAATCCAGATTCTGCCAGCGGTCGGGGGATTGCAGATGAATGTGGTGTGCAACTACCGTCCGGCGCGAGTCGATCAGTTGGTGGCGGATAGCTCGGTGGTGCCGTTCCCTGACGGCTACGAGTCCCTCCTGGCGTTGATGGCAGGGGCGCGAATGCTCGACAAGGGTGGTGCTGAAGCCAATGCCGCTGCTATCCTGCGTGGGGAAGCCACGCAGATTCGGGAACAGATGTTGATGGATTTGGGTCGTCGGTCGTCGATGCCCATTATTGCCCGTGCCTTTGACGATCCGCTTGGTTGGGGATCAGCGATGGCGGGCTAGTGGCAGCGCGTCCGGTCATACAAGACCGCAATACGCGGTTTGATGGGGGGCTGAACATCTCGGCTGACCCGTCTCAGTTGGCGCCCAACCAAGTGCGTCGGGCGGAGAACTGCCGCCTGACCGTGTTTGGGGGCATCATCAAGCGGTTGGGCAGTCGCAAACTGCATCCCACGGCGTTGCAAACGGCGTCGGTGGTGCGGGCAGGATTTGCGTGGATCAAGGATGACGGCACGCAACAGTTGCTGGCGGTCGCCGCTGGCAAGTTGCATTATGCCGCCTACAGTTCGTCGGTGACCTGGACAACGGTCAGCTCGACGGTGACGATGACGACTTCAGCGTATCCGAGCTTTGTGTCATTTCGGGACGCCAGCACGGCGGTCGTGTATATCGCGGACGGCGGCAAGCTGATGAAATGGGACGGCACCAATCTGACGCGCAGTACGAGTAGCCCCAACGTCACGTCGCTTTGGCTCTACAATCAGCGGTTGTATGGGGTGGCAGGGGATGATGTCATCTTGCTGGTATCAGGTATCAACAACGGCGATGACCTTGGGGATGCCAGCTTGGATGGGGCGCAGTTCCCGATTATCACGTTTGGCGAGTCCTCGCTGGTCAACGGCGTGGCGTTAGGCGTGATGAACCTGTTGTTTCACAAGAACGGCATCAGCAAGTTTGTGGGCGTTACGCAAGACGATATTGCTATTCGGGCGGGCACGTTGGGCTTGTCGCCGGACGTTGGCACGATTCAGCCCAAAAGCCTATTGGCGACGGAAACGGAAGCCTACTTCCTCTCCGATCGCGGCTTTTATGCCGCCAATGCGTATGGCGTGCGGCGGATTAGCACAAACCTCGACCCCGACATTCTGAGCCTGTTTACCAACTCCACCAACCTGTGCGTGGTGCATAACCGCTTTTACCGCGAAGTGGCGTGGTATCTGCCGAATGTCGGGTTCTACGTCTATAACTATCAAGCGCAAGCGTGGGTCGGACCGTGGAATAATGGGTATGTGTCCCCCGTCACCCATTGCGCGTGGCAAGCGGTGGATACCGCAACCAGTAAGCCGATCGTCTTGGTCGGGGATGCGGCGGGGTACGTCAAGCAGATGGACTACCCGAGTACCTACAAAGACAACGTATCGTCCACCGGATCGGGCGGCACCACGGTCACGATGACCGCCCAGCTCCGTCGGTTGTTCTTTGGCAACCCCGCCAGCACTAAAGCGTTGCGGTTCTTGTATGCCCTGACCAATCTGAGCGGGGCAACCAATACGGCGGTGGCGTGGTCGACGCAAACGTACAGCGGGCAGACCAATCTGCCTGCCACGACGGCTGGCGTATGGAACGCCACGGGCGCCGTATGGAACAGTGGGGCTGTGTGGGGCGCCTCCGGTAGTGATATGTTTCGGGTGCAGGCGGCAGGCAATGGGGAGTTTGTAGACATCTCGTTTACGGACTCTAGCACCAATGCCATCCCCCTGTTATCCGCGATGACGGCAGAAGCGTTCGACTACGGTCAAGCGCACTCCTTCAACTAGAGACACACGGATGACAACGGGACTCGTCGGACAAAATCAGATTGCGCCATTTA